TCACCCGATTCCCTTGAAGTTGAAGTTCCCTTTGCGGATCTCGGCGTGGTCGGCTTCGACGGCTTGGCGGTAGTGCTGGCGCTCGGTTTCGATGCAGTCGAGGCAGAGGCAGTCGGTGTTGAACATGCTCATCATGCGGCCGTTTTTCAAGGATTTGCCGCAGCGGTCGCAGTTGGGTTGGGTGAAAAAGGTGTCCATTTTATTCTCCGGTAGTGAATTTGATTTCGATGAATTCGGCGGTGGCTTGGCTGGCGTAGAGCCAGTGGTCACCGTCGAACAGGTACAGGTAGGAGGCGGGGGTGTCGCGCGTTGCTTCGGTGAGGTAGGCTTCGGGACTGGCGTAGCGCTTTGCGGGGCACAGGGCTTCGCCGCGGTCGCGGTGGTAGGCGACTGTTACGCCGGGTGCCGGGTCGGCAAAGGTGTGCGGCTCGTTCGGCGCAGGGGCGGGGCGTTCGGCTATGGCGCTGAGTTCGCCGAGGCTCAGGAGGGTGCGCACCTTTTCGGCGGTGCCGTAAAAGGTGGCGAGGATATAGCCCGCATGGAGCGGATAGCCGTCGTTGTGGAGGTAGGTCGCTTGGACTCTGCCGTCGGGCATTTTTATTCCAATCATCGCTCGTGTGCTCATTTCGTTTCTCCGGTGATGGTTTTCAGGAGGTCGCGGAGTTCTTCCGCTTGGGCGGCGTAGCCCGCTTTGGTCTGGTGGGCGGCGAGTAGTTGGCTCGGGTCGCGGTATTCGTTCAGGTCGATCTTGGCGGCGCTGAATTCGAGGTTGGCGATTCGCATGCCGATTTCTTTTTTGATTTGTTCGGTGGTCATTTTCTTGCTCCGGTTATTTGTAACTTGCTTTTTCTTGCCTGGTGTTGGCGGCGAAGGTTTTGTTCCTGCCGGTGAGCTTGATTTCGCCCATCGGTGCCCAATCGCCGTTACTCCAAATCTTCGTAATGAAGCCTTTTGCGTTGTTTTCTTTCATCGCCTTTTTGGCAGAAGGGAGGTCGTGGAATGTCTCGTGGTAGCCGGTTTCGTGGTTGACGACATCGTAGGCTTTCATTATTTCGCCATCCTCAGTTTTTGACGATCCAGTATTCGCCGTCGAAAATGTCGAGGCGTTTGCCTTTCTTGGCGAGTTCTTCGTTGGCCTTGAAAAAGCCGCCCATCCGTTTGACCTCTTTGCTGCTGATCTTTGCTAAAACCATTTTCTTATCTCCTTGTCGTTTAGCTTGTTATCTTTCACTGTGCATATATTAGCGCAGGTCGAAGCGTATAGCCAGAGGATATTCGAAGAATTATTGATAATAGTTCGTTTATTATCAAGATGTTGCGATATTATTTCAACGAGACTTTAAACGTTTCGCTTTTTCCCTCGTTCGGTTGAATTTATTGAAATCGGATGTAGATTACCGTGAAAGATTAAGGAACTATGACCATGGAATTAGATATCCCGCGTATTTTCAATATTGCCGAAAGCGGCCATCGCATCCATAATCCGTTCACGCCGGAAAAACTCGCTGTTCTCGGCGCGGCGTTGCGCCTGGAGCCGGGAACGCGCGTGCTCGACCTCGGCAGCGGTTCGGGCGAGATGTTGTGCACTTGGGCGCGCGATTACGGAATCACCGGCGTCGGCGTCGACATGAGCCACTTATTCTCTGAACAAGCGAAACTTCGCGCCGGCGAACTCGGAGTCGCCGCCCAGGTCGAGTTTATCCATGCCGACGCGGTCGGCTACGTCGCCGCCGAAAAGGCCGATATCGCGGCCTGCGTCGGCGCCACATGGATCGGCGGGGGAGTTGCCGGCGCCGTCAAGCTGCTGGCGAAGAGCCTCCGCCCCGGCGGAATCATCCTTATCGGCGAACCCTACTGGCTGAGGTTGCCGCCAACGGAAGACGTCGCCAAAAAGTGCGGCGCCGGTTCGATCTCCGACTTTTTCATGCTTCCTGAACTTCTCGCGTCTTTCGGCGATCTCGGGTATGACGTGGTGGAAATGGTTTTGGCCGACCGGGACAGTTGGGATCGTTACGAGGCGGCCAAGTGGCTTACCATGCGCCGGTGGCTCGATGCGAATTCCGGCGACGATTTGGCGAAAGAAGTTCGAGAACTGCTGACCTCGGAGCCCAAACGTTATGCCGCATATACGCGCGAATATCTTGGCTGGGGCGTGTTCGCGCTGATGGCGCGATAGTAATCTCAGGAAAGAAAAATCCCCCGCCGGATGGTGGGTGTCCTGACGAGGGATGAAATGGGTTACTCTTTCTTGCCGTTGATCTTGTTTTTGGATTCGTAGAAGGCTTTGATGGCTTCGGGGTTGTCCTTGAGCATTTCGATGACGTCGCGCTCGTAGCCGGTGGTTTGGGTCCCGATTTTGATTTTGACGCTGCCTGCGGTTTTGCTGGCGACGGGGTTTCCTTCGGCGTCGAACTCGTTGGAGCCGTTCATCTCGGCTTCGGTGTTTTCGCGGGCGACGAAGTTCCAGATTTTTCCGTAGCGGAGGATCACGCCAAAGTTCCCCGAATCGGGGCGGAGGGTGGTCTCGAAGCCAATGCCGTCCGAGTAGGTGGAGATGTTGTGGGAGCATCCGGCGAAGAGGAGCATCGCCGCCAGCGCGAGGGTGAGTGTGATGGTCGTTTTCATGATCAGTGGCCTTTCTTGGTGATGAATTTCTTGCGGTTGGAACGCCACGCCGTCCAGCCGAAGAGGCGGAGGGCGAGGTAGATTGCGGAGCATTTCCACGGGGGGACGCCGGACTTTTTCAGGATCGAGCGGAAGATGGTGTCGGCCAAATTGCGGTCGATCTCCTGCGTCCGATAGTGGTAGTCGTGGATGATTGCGCCGTAGACGTACGGCTGCTCGAACGGATCGCCGATCAGCGGGCGGAACAGCCACGGGATGCTCATGCCGTCCGAGATGAAGCCTCGTTTCACGGTGAACATCCTGCCGTAAATCCGGAGTTGGAGGCTCGTCGCGAGCTCGACCCCGGCCACGCCTCCGGCGTCGCGGGTTATCTTGAGTTTGGGTTCACGCAGCAGCATTTACACCTCCTCCGCGATCAGTTCCACGGCGGGGTCGAGGTAGAAGTACCCGGCGATGCTGTACCACGAATAATGGATTTTCACGTCGAGCGCCCCGGCTTCGGTCACCTCGACGGGGATCTCCAACTTGAACGCCGTCAGGTCGTCGTCGTTCTCCCACACGCTCTCGGCGTCGCGGCTCCAGCGCCCGGCGGCGTTGCTGAACACCGTCTCGAACGTGCCGCCGCTCCGGGGGACGGCGACTTGCGCAACCACCTTGCGCCCCAGCTCGGAGAGGTCGGTGAACGCCTTGGCCGCGCAGTGGACGCGGAGGAGGTACTTGCCCGGCTCCTCCGGCATGACCCGCATGCCCTGGAACGGTTGCCGCCCGAGGGAAAGCCCGCCCGAACCGTCGGCGGAGTTGTTGGCGAGCTTGAAGACCGCCGGGGAGCCGCCGACGCGGTGGACGTTCCAGGTGTCGCAGACGTAGTTGACCGAGCGGCAGACATAGTGCCCGGCGTCGATCTCGTTGCCGCAGATGAAATTGTACCCGTTCCAGACGTTCGTCGCATTTTCGCCGAGGTTGCCCTTCAAGGCCCCGTTGGCGCTGTCGACGTAGATGAACGAGCTGTCGGAGTACCGCGAGCCGACGGCGGGGTCGTCCGCGCCCCCGGTGACGGCGGCGTTCGCCTTGCCGAGCGTGAGCGTCCCGATCCTGAGCGTGGTCGCCTCGGCCGCGAAGACCGCGTAGCCGGGATAGTAGCTCTCCACCGAGGCGAGGTCGGCGTTGGTGCGGCGCATTTTCACCGTCCCCTTCACGGCGCATTCGCGGAGCTGGCAGCCGAAGCTGTAGAGCGCCACGCCGCGCGGGTGGTTGACCGTGACGTCGCGGACGGATACCGGCTCCCACGAACCCTCGTTGTAGTGGCGCTCGCTGAACGACAGCTCCAGCGCCGCGCCGTAGGGGTACTGGTCGATGTTGTCCGTCCCGTACTTGACCCAATCGTAGTAGTTGCCGTTCCGCTCGCCGTCGAACCCGCCGGTCTCGGCGAGATTGATCGCGATGTTGCGGATCGACTTCGACACGCCGGGGACGGTGCTGTTGGCGAAGCCGGAGAGCGAAACCACCCGCCCGGAGGTCTCGATCCGCCAGCAGCCGGGCAGATTGACGGTGATCCCGTCGATCAGGAACTCCCGGCTGCCGTGGCTGCGGATCATCGGCTGCCCGACGCTCAGCGTGGCCGGAGTTCCTTCGCCCAGCCGCCGTTCAAGGATGTCCACGGAGACCTTGCGGAGCACGCAGTGGTCGTTGCAGGCGGCGTAGAAGAAGCTCGGCAGATAGCCCCAGGTCTTGTTGACGAGGATGTGGAAACGCATGTTTTCGTAATTCCCATACGCGCCGGTCTTGCCGCCGTTGGTGAGCTGCAAAACCGGCTGCATGCTCGGGCCGTAGTCGCCGCCGTATTGGCTGGTGGTGCAGTAGCAGTCGACGTCGTTGACCGTGATGAAGCTGGCGTTCTGAAGGTAGATGCCGTAGCTGTAGCCGTAGTAATAGTCCTCCGCCGGAACCTGGTTGACGATGCAGTGCCGCATGGAGAAGACCTGCGCGGTGTTGATCTCCATGTAGGACTTGCAATTGTCGGAGCCGACGGCGGCGGTGAAGTCGGCGCGGTCGAGGTCGATCCCCTTCGCCCCGAACTTGCAGTGCTCCAGCGAAATGGAGGCGGTCGGCTGGTCGGAGGGGAAGCGCATGATCGGGATGTAGGCCGGAGTCCCGTCGCGGAACAGGTACACCCGGTGGAGCAGCAGCGTCCGCAGCGCGGGGAGCTGGAACGTCCGCTCCTCGCCCGACCACGGGTCGCTGCCGGTGTCGGCCTTGACGTTGGCGTAGTCGTGGGCGTCGCCGCCCCAGGCGAGCCGGGCGGCTTCGGGGACGAGCGTCCACATGGCGTCGGCGGGCTTGGGCATGCCGAGGAACAGCACCCCGGTGATGGCGGAGGTGTTGCCGACAGGCATGTTGACCGCCGCGCTCTCCGCCGTGCGGCGGATGAGGAAGCAGGTGTTGTCGGTCATGTCCTCGACGGTATCCGGGAGCGCGGCGAGCGGCGTCCCCGGCGCGGAGCCGTCGCCGCCGTTCTCCGCCGACGGGTCGACGTAGAGGACTTGGAATTCAGTGTCGGAAAATATCATCGTTACCTCTCAAGTTACAGGATGGGATAGGTGGTGTCGGCCTCGACGGCCGCGGCGAGTTCCACTTGCGGGGCGTTGCGCACGCCGTCGCCGTAGCCTCCTCCGAAAACCGAAGGGGACGCGAGGACGGCGGCGTTCACGGTCGAAAACCCGGTGATGCCGGATTCCTCGGAGACAACGGCGCCGCCGCCCGGAACGAGGGCGATGCGGCGGTCGTTGTAATCGAAGAACATCTCCCCGGTATCGACCGCGATGATCAGCTGCCCGTTGCGGACGAGGCCGTCATCGATCCGCGCCCGCTGCGTGACGCACGGTCTGAATTGGGGCATCATTCACCTCACAGCGTTTGCCATTCGAGCGTCGCGTAGACTCCGTTGGCGTCGCTGCCGATGAGGTTGCCCTCGGCTCCGGAGATCTTCACGCTGGCGGTGATCGCGCCGCCGGAGACGCTCACGACCGCCGTGCCGGTGCTGCCGCCGGTGTAGGCGTCGACCAGGTCGGCGAGGTTCACCGTGAACTCCGTGTCGTCGTTCAGCGCGAGCGTCAGGACGTGAGTCCCCTGGTCGTAGCTGGCGGAGGCGAGGAACTGCTCGACCGGCAGATTCACCGAGACCGGGGTGCCGCCGTTGGTGGTGAAGCTCAGCACCCCCGTCGCGCCGTTGTAGCCCACGCCGTCGAACAGCCCGGAGAGCGCGGTCACGACCGCCTCGCCCGCGCCCTTCTGGACGGAGATCGACTTGGCGGCGGCGTTGTAGGCGACGTCGCTGACCGCGCCGGAGAGGCCGCTGTTGACGTTGACGATCTCCGCGTCGACGTAGTTTTTCACCGCCAGCGCGGTCGGGAGCTGGGCGTGGGTCGGGGACGCGCCGATGACGGTCGCCACCGGGGGCGAGACAATGACCCAGGCGCTCCCGCTCCACGTCCGCGCCTCGAAGGTGGTCTGGTGGATGTAGAGCGTGCCGACCTCGCCGGTCGCCGGGAACGCGGCCACGGTCGCCACCGGGTGGGAGTACGGGGCCGCGCCCTTGTAGATCCGGTTGGCGTCGGTGACGAAGTAGACGGCGTTGGGGTTCTTGGTCTCCAGCGCGTTGAACTGGACGGCGGTGACGGCGTAAAACAAGACTTGACTCATGGTGATTTTCCTTTTCTTTTAGTTGATGGTCTGCCACTGGATGCCGTCGGGCGAACCGCCGCTCTCGGAATCCGGATGGCCGAAATTCAGGATGATTCTGACTTTCGTGGCGCTCGCCTGGGAATGGCAGGCCGCCACGCCGAGAAAGGCGTTGCCGAGGCTGTCGGGGGTCGCCGCGCTCGCGGCTTCGTTCCAGAAAACCCGGCTCCCGGCGGCGATGGCTTCGGCGGTTTTCACCACGTCGAAGATGCCTCCGAGGTGCAGCGCCCCCAGCTCGCCGCTTTTCACCGGGATCTTGACGATCCCCAGCAAGCCGCCGAAGCGGAGGATTTCACCCGCCTCCACGTTTCGGGTCGGGACGAAGTCCACCGCTTCCCCCCGTTGGACAAATGTCGCGTTCATCGTTCTTTCACCTCCATGGTTTGGATTTGCTTTATCCGGTCGAAAACCATTTTCGCCGGGATCATTTTCGTGCATTCGAATTTGCCGCTGGGTTCCGTTTTTCGGGGACACCAGAGGAAGTCGAAGTGATTGAAGTCGCACCGCATGTCGTTCCAGCAACCGTGGCAGACCGTGGGGTTGTGGACGCGGTACGCCGTATGGAACTCATTGATCGGGTCGGTGAAGCCGGAGATCAAAATCACCGGGACGCGGCAGCACCACGCGAGCCAGCTCAGGCCACTCGAAAGCCCGATGAAAAACTCAGCGTCCTTGATGAGGTCGATCCGCTCTTGAAGCGGCAGGTCGCCGGTGAAATCCTCCGTTCCATGCGGGATATGATTCCACACATAATCCGTGCCGTACTCCGCCGCCCGGTCGATGCAGAGCACCCGGTAGCCTTGCGATTTCAGGTGCGCCACCACCTCGCGCCAGCCGGAGGGGTTGTTCCAATATTTGCATTGGGAACTCGCCTGGGACGCGATCACGACATAGGGCTTCTTGATCTTGCGCTTCGCCGTGAGCTTGACGCGGGGCGGCTCGTCGGCAAGGTTGCGCAGTCCGAGGATATGCCCCGCCGTCCGGTGCAGCCCCACCTGCCGGAAGTCGAACGGCTGGTGATCGGCGTCGCCGCCGAAAAACAGTCCGAGATTGTAGGTGGCGTAGGGTTCCAGTTTCGCCGCCTCTTCCTTATTAATAAAGGCGATTGCGGGGTACTGGTCGCGGAAGATCGCCGCGAGCTCCTGCGCCATCGAGCAGTAAAGCTCGCAGCCGTGCGCCTTTTGGAACCGCTCGACGTAGCTGAACCAAGCGATGGTATCGCCCAACGCCCCGACCGGGAGTTGCACCAAGACTTTTTTTCCGGCAAGATTGAGGTCATGGCTGAAAATCATTTCAGCACCCTCATAGATTTCCAGCCGGAAGCGGATGAAATATTTCTTCACGCTTTCGACCGTGCAACCGGGCTGCACGTCCATGCTGTAAAGCAGGCAGCCGGTGTCGAGATCGCGGAACACGCAACGGTAGTTTTTGCCCTTCGGGAACTGGACACGCAAGCCCCGGTTGAAGTCGAAGCGGATGCCGTCGACCGCCTCTATGACGGGGTCGTCGGGCGGCGGGGCGAATACCGGCTCGGACGGCTTGCCCGGTACGGAATCGCATTTTATGGTGAAGTCGTTCATGATACTCCTTACAAATATTGGATGTAGCCGCCGGTCTCGACGGTGACGATTGCCCCGATTGCCGAGCTTACGGCGTAGGCGCTCGCGCCGCTGTAGACGTGGAAGCTGCCGCCGCTGGCGACCGAAACCGAGGTGGCGTTGCAGTAGCGCGAGAGCAGAAAACTCCCGCCCGCTTCCACGGTCACGGAGGCGATCTCGCAGGTTTCGTAGACACCCAGCCAGCCGCGCGAGCTCACGACGATGTCCGCATAGGAGCAGTTCTGCGAGACGTGGAGGCTGCCGCCGTTTTCGATGGTCGCGCCCGATCCGGCGCAGTTGTAGCGGATGTACATGATTCCGCCGGAGTTGACCGTGGTGTGGAACACCGAACCCGCGTTGGAGACGTACTGCGTCCCCGCGAGGACGGTGGAGGTCGCCGCGCCGCCGTTGGAGACGTACATGCAGCCCCCGGCTTCCACCTCGACGTTGACCGCCCGCCCGTAGTTGCTGACGTACAGATATCCGGCGGAACTCACCATCGCCCTGACCGCCGTGCCGTGGAAGTCGGCGTAAAGATAGCCGTTCGAGTGGATCACCGCGTCATACGCCTTGCCGCTCGAATAGAGGTACATCCGCCCGTTGCCGGAGATTTGCGGCCACTCCGAAACCGCACCGAAGCTGACGAACTGCGTCCCGCCGCTCGAAAGCACCGTGCTTATCGCGCTCGCGTAGTGGTAAAGGTGCTGTTGATTCAGAACCAGAACATACCCATGCGCCGTGCCGTTGCTGGTCCAGAACGTGCCGTACTGGTTCGTCCCGGTGACCTTGGTCAGCTCGTCGTTGCCCCACACGTGGTGGTTGATGATGCCGCCCGCCGCGACCACCGCGTCGGTGCAGTTCGCGCCCGAGCTGACGTAGAGGTACGCGCCGCTCATGACGGTCGTGTGCTCCACGGCGCAGCTGTTGTAGCAGTACATGCTCGCGAACGCGCAGATCGTGGTATGAATGGCACGGACTCCGGACGAATTGCCGATGTCGAAACGCCCGTTGCTCGACACGACGCAGCTTTCGAAGGAGACCGACACGCCTTGCCCGTAGAGCGAACCGCCCACCGAGACGTTGGCGCGGCGGACGATTCCGCCGGAGTGGACGAAGACCCGCGCGTTGCTGTGGACTTCGACCCCGTCCGCCAGCCCGCCGCTCACATAGATGTAGCCATAGTCGTTCACGTCCGTCATGCTTGCCGTGCCGCCGGGGCTGACGTGAAGGTAGCCGTTGCTGTTGACTACGGTATTTTCAGCGTGGCCGCCGTCGCGAACGAATACGCTGCCGCCGTAGTTGACGGTGGTGTTGAGCGCGGAACCGCCATTGTAGACCTCCATGCGGCTGACGCGGCTGGAGACGATGAAGCGGCTCCGCATGGTCATCGCGCTCTGGTTGCAACTACCGTTCCGCAGAAACGTGAACACGCCGCGCGAACCGTAGACCGGCCCATCCACCGTGAGGTGGCCGCCCGCGCCTATCTTGTTGAACTGGTATGGTATTCGCATGGTCACGCCTCATAGCTGTAAGCGTAGTTGACCTGAAGCCGGAGGTTGTTGACCGCTCCAGATTTATACACCGCCCGGATCACGAATACATGAACCATCGCCGCGTTATTTTTGAGCGGCAGCGTCTCCGGAATGTCGATTCCGACCATGCTCGAATCGGTGCTCCCGACGGTGACGCCAGTGACCGTCTGCGAACAGGGCGCGTGGTATTCCCAAGTGAGCATGCAACCCGCGACCCCGGCATACGCCGCGCCGCCGACCGTTGTTTGCACGGCGGTAAAGTCGATGGCGAGATCGGGCGAAGCGTTGACGGTTGTGTTGCGGATGATCGGGTAGTCGAGGAACAACGTCTTGGGGTTCGCGGCGCTATACTCCCGCTGATAGACCGGGTTCGAGACTTCCGTCATCGCGTGGGTGTGAGCCGAGGGCGCGAAGCTCGACGGCTTCCCCGAAACCCCGCCCCACGGCACGGCGGCAGCGGAATCCGCGCTGACGGCGGAATTCACCTTGCCATCGCCGTCCGGGTCGTACACCGAGGCGAGCATGTCGCCCATCCCCTGACCGTCGTCGCCGATGTATTTCACCCAAACCGCCTCGACAAAGTCGGCGGCGGAAATCTCCGGCATCTCGACCGTCGAATGCAGTTCCGCGCGGTATTTCAGCGTGTTGGAGGGTGTGAGTGAAAATCCGGTTCCAACCGCGTCCGTGGCGTAGGCAACGTAGCAGAACGCATCCACGCCCGGATCGCCCTTCGCGCCCTCGGCCATTTTCAGTGGCTCGCTCCACTGCGCCCCCACGCCGGAGGCGCTGCGGAAGCGGATATAGCGGTCACTGTCGGCTTGAGCGTCGTGCCAATCTTCGGCGTTCGCGGAGAATTGCAGCGTCACCCCGGCAGCGATCATGGCGGTGACTTGCGCCGCCGTCAGATAATCCGGTGAAATATTGGTGGGGTTGCCGAGACTGGTGATCCGGTTCCGCACCGTGAAATTCTCAATCTGCAACACGAAAATCTGCCGGGCGGCGACATCGTAGCCGATCAGCTCGCCCACCAGACCCGACTTGCTCTTCTCCGAGCCGAGCCACGCCGCCAGCTCCTCCGTGTTCATGTTGCTCATCGGGATCGTTATCTCGGTGTATTCGACCTCGCTACCCTCTGAATTTTCAATGATGGAAGCGACCGTAATGTCGCCGTTGTCGCCAATGAGTTTATAGGCGGTAGCCTCCGAGAAATCGTTGTCCATCGCCCACTGCCACGAGGCGATCCCGGCGAAAGTGGCCAAGGGATACGGCGTGTTGCCGTCGCGCTCGGCGAAGAGGCGCATTTTCAAACACGCCTCCACACCGCGCACCAGCGTCGGCGGCGTGACCGATTTCGCGTTGGCGTAGTCCCGGACCGCGCCCAGCGTCTCGTTCGCCGCCACATAAAAAATGATATTCTGCATCAGTCGCTCCTCAGTTGTTCCAGCCGAGCCACCGCTTCCGGGTGGTCGGCATTGAAGTGTTCCCGGATCGCGTCAAGCACCTCGCACCAGCCCCTGCCGATGTCGCGGTCGCGGTTTTCCTCGATCAGGATCGCGAGGTTACGGACGGCGAGCGCCGTTTCGCGATGGTCATACATCAGATGGTCGGCGGCGAGCCGGAGCTGGCCGGAGATCGCGTCCCGGTTGTCGTCCGCATACAAAAACTCGTTCCAGAGCGACCACGCTTTCACGACATGCTTTTTCGCGCAGACCGTGCATTGGTCGAACGGGCTGACGCGGGTTACGGAAACTCCGTTTCGGGTGTGGCAATTGCAGCTCATTTATTCAAACTCCGGGTCGGGAGGCCGGGAGTAGCTTTGCTCCTCGGTCTCGGTTATGTGTTCTTCTGCGGAGAGTTCGTGCAGCTCCCATCGCTCGGCTTTCGTGATGTGCCGCTCCTCGAACTCGCCGTCGCGGCGGGCGTAATAGCAGTCGCCGTCATAGAGCGCCGCCTTGTAGGCGGGGACTCCGTCCGCGACCACTTCGTACAGCTTTTTCGTTCCGGGATGGTATGCCCATGAAAAGATTCCGCCGTCGCGGAACTGCCCCGAAATCAGCAGCCGGTTCGCCTGGAACGGATCGTAGGAAGCGCGGTACAGAAACGCCGCTTCGGGGATCGCCAGCGTAACCGTCCGCCCCGGCTCGGCGATGCGGATCGGGGTGCGCCGTCCGGCGTAGGCCACACGGTCTTTCCGCGCGAAACCGACGTCGGCTTCCAGCAGCGGTGTCGCCGCATTGCCGATGCCGAGAATCCGGTAGAGCCGAAACTGGCGGTCGGTTTTTGCGCCGCCCGCGATGAACGAAATCTTCCACATGCCGTCCTCGAACTCGGCGCAGGGGCCGCACTCGGTCGCGTCCTCCGGCAACCCGGTCTTGATCCGCTTCCACCGCGTCCCGGTGAAGTGATGGAGCTTCCACAGCCCGTTCGCCATAATGCAGCAGAGCTGTTTCCCGCCGGGCGCGGCGAACGGCATGTGGGTAAAGCGATTGTCCTTGAATTCAAACATTATCATCCTCCGCCCGGACAGGGCCATGTTATGTTTCCGTTTTCATCGACGCAGCCCATCTGCAGCTGCATGTAGCCGTTGTAGCTGTAGCCGGAGACGAACTCGTTCGGCAATCCCGTGAGGACACCGTCACCGTCGATGCTTCCGTTGTTGTAGATCGAGCCGGAACAGCCGTTGTCGCTGTTGTTCCAGTGCGATTCCCCCACGTCGCGGATGCGCCACCTTGCTCCGGGCAAGCCGATGTGCTCGCCCTGATACGGGGTCAAGTCCCAGCGCGGCGAGCTGGGATTGGTGATCTTGCTCGCGATGACCTTCGGTCGACAACACGGGCAGATCCAGCAGGCGATCAGCCGCCCTTTTTTCAGAAGGAGGACTTTTGATTTATAGTCGCGCCAGAGCTTCATTCGCTGCAGTCCCCCGCCGCGAGCAGGATCGCCACCGGCACTCGGAACGAGCAGACCGTCACCGATTCGCCGCTCGTTTTGCAGCTCCCGACCGGATAGCTGAACTGTCCCGGCTCGCTGAATTTCACTTCCGGTTCGCTCCAATTCCCCTCGCTGTCGAGGTTGGACGCGACGCACACCATCCCCGTCTGCGGGGAGAGTTCGGAGGCTCCGACCGCCTTGAATTCGCCGTTCCGCGAGAGGTATCCGGCCTTGATTTTCAGCATTTTGCTTTCGGTGTCATAGCTCAGGGCGAAGGGGCCGTCGTAGCTGTCCTGCGAGCTTGCGCCGAGCAGGATCACCCCTTTGCCGCCCCCGGCGAAGATCACCGGCGAACCGGTCGCGCCTCGCGTGAACGTCGCCGGGTTGGACGCGCTCGGCGCGGCGTATTCCCCCGAACCGGAGAGCGACACCGTCGCCGGACCGCAGAGGATGCAGCTTCCGAGGGCTTTCGCGGCAAGATTGTTCACTACGACACCCCACGGTTTCGCCACGTCCTTCAGCGGTTCGGCGGGGACGGCGTCGCCGCAGAGAGTGCCGCTTTCGCTGAAATTCACCGCCGTCCCCGCCGCGATGGCGCTTCCGGTGTTGTTGTAGACCTGGATGCGGATCATGCCGCCGGTCGCCGTCATCGGTTTCGCTCCGAAGCCGTTCATCGCGTTGACCAGATGCCGGATATTGTTGCTTAAAAGCGCGTTCGGCTTGAACTCCTCGCCGCGCGTCACGTCAGGGAAGAACGCCATATCACAACCCCAATCCGCTGAAACTGGCGTATTCGCAGACCTGATCGACGTAGACCCCCTCCAGCTCGACCTTCGGGACGCTGCCCGACGCGGTGGTCTTGCTGATCGCCCAGACGTATTCGAACCCCTTTTTCGTGCCGATGCTTTTGCCGCCGACCTTCGCGCCGGATTCGTTGGGCTGGACGGCGAAGTTGAAGGTGACGGTCACCTTCTTCGCCTTTTTCGCCGGGGTCGAGTAGCTCATGCCGAGGAACATGACTTCCCCCGCGCTCCACCCCTTGAACGAGCCGGAGTTGACCTTGCCCACCAGTTCCGCCACGCGGCGTTTGTAACTGGTGGAGAGTTGGCTGAGTCGCATCGGTTTTGTATACGTCTCACGGAGCTGCGCGGTCGGCACGTCCACGCCGGAGATCTCGCAATCGTCGCCGCACTTGCCGTTCCAGCCGATTGCTCCGCCCGCGTCCTTGTCGCCGTAGGCTTTCCGCTGCGAAAGTCCATAGTTGAGGTGCTTCGTGCCGCCGCCGCAGTCGAAGCTGACGGTTGGGTCTTCGTCGTCCTCGTCGTCCGAATCGGCGGAGTCGTCCTCCGGCTTGTAGACGGCGTTGACTCGATAAGTGCTGTCGTTCTCCCGCGTGTCGATTTCGATCCCATCGAGCGGCAAGTTGCCGCATTCGGCAGGAGCTTCGGCAAGAACCGCCGCCAATGCGGCGTCTTCGTCAACCGCCTCGAACACCAGATACTGGATCTCGACGGCGGTGTACTTGCCGTTCTTGTCGATGGACTTGCGATGCCCCTCGTAGCTTTGTTCAACTCTCATGATTCCTCCTATGCATAGTTCAGCGTTCCGCCGCCGGTTTCGAGTTTTTTCAGGAGCTTGTTGGTCTCCTTGCCTTGTTTCGCCATCTGTTCGGTGGCGTTTGCCGTCCTTTCAGCCTCGGTTCCACCGCCGCCCAGCATGGCGTTCAGCGATTCGGTGAAAAAGCTGCCGAGCGTCCGGTTGCGGTCCGCCGCCTGACTCGTCCCCTCCTGCGCGTCATGGAGTTTCGCCTCGTATTTGTCGAGCATGGATTCGGCGCGACTGTAGCCCTCCTGCGCCTCGTTGATCCGTTGCCGTTCATCGTCGTCGATCTTGCCGTCCGCTTTGGCGGATTCCAGCTCCGCCTCGAAAGTGGCCTTTGCCGCTGCAGCGGCTTGGCGGTACTGCTCGATCATCTCATTCAGCATAGCCGCGCCCGCTTCGGGATCATTCTTCAGCGTCTCGTCAATTTCCCGATCCACTTCGCGCTCCTCGCGGCGGCGTTGGATTCCCTGTTCGGTTTCGGCGAAACGGCGCTCAAGATTGGCAACGTCGCGGTTGAACTCCTCGACAGCCTTGTCCTGCGCGTTGGCGATCCGCTCGGCGGCGATGGAATCGGCTTCGGCAAGTTTCTTTTCCAACTCGGCGATCTTGTCCTTGTCCTGAAGCGCATCGGCTTTCGAGCGCTCGAAATCAAGCATGGTCTGGATCAGTTTTTTGTATTCATCGTTCAGATTCTGGATCTCAATGATCTCGTTTTCGAGTTCGCTCCGGCGTTCTTTCGCCAACTGCGCGTCGATGGCCGCCACGCGGGATTCCGCATCGGCGGCGGTCTGGGCGGAGACCGCCCGGCGCTGCTCCTCGGCTTGAAGGTTCTCTTCCGTATTCTCCCCTTCGCCGGTGAGCGCGTTGGCGTCGCCGCCTTGCAATGCCTTCATCCGTTCACGCGCCGCGCCCATCCGCTTCAGGTTGGCAATCGCGCGATCTCCGTTTGCTTCAAGCTGCTTGACCGCCTCCGCCTGTTTGCCGGTCATTTGGCTCCACAGATTGTGGTTCCAGTAGGACATCAGCGATTCGTCCTCCTTGCGGAGCTCCTTCAAATTCGCCTCGTACTCGGCGATTTCCGCCTCCAGCTCGGAGAGAGTGGCGCGTTTCATCGACTCGTTGAGCTTGTCCTGCGCGTCGGCGGCGAGGGTCAGCTTCCCCGCCACCGCGTCGATGCCCGCCCCGAAGTCGCCGTATTTCGCCGTCAGCTTGCCGGTCAGGGCTTCCGCCTCGGCGAGTTCGGCGGCGGAGAGCTTCTGCTTTTCCGAAAGCTGCTTCAAGCGCTCCATCCGCGTCTGATCGACGCGGCGCTGATCATCGCCCTTTTGCCGGAGAGTCTCCATCTTGTCGGAGAGGTCGGCGGTGTGCCGCGCCGCCATGCTGAGGCCGATCACCACCGCCGCGAGCGCCGCCCCCACGCCGATCAGAATCCACGAGATCGGGATCGCGCAGAAGGCCGCCGCTGCCGCCGTCGCGGCGAGATACCCCGCCGCCACCGCTTTCGCGCTCACCGCGAGCAGGAAGTTCGCCACGCTCCCCGCCGCGGAACTTGCCGTAGCCTTGAGGTTGGCGGCGGAAAACAAGCCTGCCACGGAAGCGGCAAACGCCCGTGCACCCGACAGTGCTTTGGTCGCCAGCGCGGAAATCCCGATGACGGCGGTGTGCGCCTTGGTCGAGGCGGTCGCCGCCACCGTTGCGAGGCTGAACGATTTCAGGGCGGAGGTGGCTTGCAACCACTTCGCCGCCAGCATTGATTTCGCGGTGCTCGCGGCTTCGGCGTTCGACATCAGCACCAATCCAGCCGCGATCTGCTTGGCGCGAACGTCGATGGGCAGATTTAACGCCGCGAGCAACTGCGAAGTCCCAACCATAGCCGGAATCGCCGCATTGCGGTAGTTCGCGAACGCCTGAGTCAAGAGCGAGAGCGAATTGCCGAGCGTCGTACCCTGCGCCACGCACAAGCCCTGCACGAAAGCAAAACCTTTCAGCACCGTCTGTACCACGGCGATTCCGGCGGCGGCTCCCTTGGCGGCAATGCCGATGCCGATCAGCGTCACGCCCAGTCCCGCCGCGCCCGCCACCACGGCGGCGATTGCCGTGACCGTGCCGTGGTTTGCCTCGATCCACTTGGTCGTCTCGTTGATGACGGCAGTGATCTTGTCGATCAAAGGCTGCAAGGTGCCGGTGATCGCCTCGGAAAGCGCGTTCGACGATCCCTCGACCGCCGACCACAACAGCCGGAACGAGCCGCCCAGCCCGGCGTCCATCGCGGCGGCGGTTTCGGCGGCAACACCCTCCACGTCGCGGAGCTTCGCCAGCATCGCGTCGAGTTCGTCGGTGTTCGCGCCCAGCGTCAGCCCGGCGAGTGAACCGCGGATGTCGAAGATATCCTCGGCAAACGCCAGCTTTTCGGCGGAGGGCATCGCGTTCATCACTTTGCCGATGTCGCGCATGATCTCCGCCATCTTGCGGAGGTTGCCGTTCGCATCGACCGTCTCCACACCGACCGCCCGGAGCTGATCCTGCACCTTCACCTTGGTGAACTGCGAGAAGCTTTTCCGTAGCGCCGTTCCGGCGAGCGAACCCTTGATGCCCATGTTGGCGAGCACCGCCAGGCTGGCGGCGGTCTCCTGAATGGATTCACCCGCCGCTTTCGCCTGCGGGCCGCCCATCTTCAAGCCTTCAAAAAGGTCGGAAAGCGTCTGCGCCGAACTGTTCGTGGCAACCGTCAGTACATCGGAAACCGCCCCCATCTTCGATGCCTCGATTCCGAAGATCCGCATCGCGTTGGCGGCGATGTCCCCCGCATCGGCAAGCTCGGTTCCGGTCGAACGGGCGAGGTTCAACACTGCGTCGATAGAGGCTTGGATTTCTGTCGGAGAGAAGCCCATGCGCCCGAGCGATACCATCGCATCCGCCGCCTGCTGCGCGGTATAACTGGTGTCGCGCCCGAGCCGCTGCGCCGTCTTGGTCAGGGATTTGAAGTCCGCCTCGGTCGCCTGCGTGACGGCGTGGACAAGCCGCATCCGGTCGTCGAACCCGGCGAAAGACTTCAGCGCCAGCGCCATCGGAGCCGCCAATGCCCCCGAAACCATCAGCATATCCCGGCCAATGGCGGTACAGGACTTGCCGAAGCTCTGAAGCTGCGCCTGGGCGGACGCAAGGTTCCGCCGGAGCTTGCTCGTTTCGGCGGTCACCTCCACATAGGCCGCCCCGGCGCGGATATTGCTGGATATGGACATATTTGGGCCTTTTTTATAGAATAAGAGTTGAAAAACCCAAGCGTAGGGTTTATAATATTATCAAGATAACAATACGCAGGAATTTACGATGCCGAAATTTTTCATGTTTCTCGGGTTCTGGGTCGGAAGATTCTCCCACGAGGAAGATCGCGCCCATGTGCATGTTGTGAAATTCGGGTCACCGGAAGCGATGAAAGTTTGGCTCGAGCCGGACGTTGAAATTGAATACATCAAAGGCATCAACGCGGCGACGGCAAATAAAATCCTTAACGAAATCAGGAGGCGGAAAGATGAATGCCTTGAAAAATGGAACAACGCTGACAGCTAAGGTGCTGGAACTTGGTCGTGACTTCATGCTCGTTGACTATTGCGGCAAGGTTTATCGGATTGACTTTGAACTTTATCCATACTTTAAAAGCTGTTTCGTGTCTGAGCTTTACAATGTGGAAGCCAGTGCGGTCGGCCTGCATTGGCCGGACGCCGATATCGATATCGAGGTCGAGTACTTGGAGCATCCGCCGAAAAATCCAAGCATGGTTTCGGTCGAATGGTGGAATGAGCAACGCCGCCGCCAGATGTCGCGCCTTGGCGCTGCCGGCGGTTCCGTCCGCACGCCCCGGAAGTCCGCCGCCAGCCGCGCCAACGGAGCAAAAGGCGGCAGACCAAAGAAGAAACCGGAACCGAGCTTGGCTTGACATGATCAGATTGTGCGTAGCCGCCGCTCAATCCGAGAAGGAAATCGCGGCGATTCCACAACTGGCGCTCGCCTGATTTCCTGCCTAACCGCTGATGCTTTCTGCCTATTTTTCAGTCAAAATAGGCAGAATCATTTTCCCACGAACACCTCCTTCAAGATTGAAAGCGGCGCTTTCACGACCGTTTTCGGCTTCGCGTGGTAGGGGTTGAAATCGGATGGGACTGCCGGTTTCGACTTCTTCGGGTTGCGGACAAGATTGACTACGAGTGCCATCAAAGACGCGGTGCGCTGCCATTCGGTCTTCTCCCGCGCCTCCGCCATTGCCGCCAGCTCGCGGAGCTTGTAGGGATCGGGGTTTATTCCGCAGATTCCGGCAAATTCGAGGATGAGAGCGTCAATTGTTCGAGCGCCGCGTCGATCTTGCCGTCGAGTGCCGGATCGTCCAGCAGCTTCGCCAACTCCTCTTTCGTCTTTTCCTGGAAACGCCGGGTGGCGGCGAGGATTTTGGCGAACACCCGGCGCTTCGCCTCGGGGAAAAAATCGATGATTTCATCCAGCAATGCAGCGGTCGCCTTTTCAATCGAATCGCCAGCCATCGCCCGTCCGAACTCCTCATCGGAAACGTTCTTCGCATCGGCCTCCTCCTTGCAGACAGCATAGAGCACATCTACCAGGAGCACCGGGTCATTGGCGAGCCGTTCGAGCAGTTCGATCTTCGGTTTGCCGTCCGTTTCCATAGTGACGATGGAGGCGATGTCGACGTTGCAGAGGGCGCGGACGCGCTTGACGGTTCCCACGTTGACGTTGACCGTCCAGACGCGCCCCACGTTATCGGTAAAACTTTTCATGGTCAGGCTCCCGTTTTCCATTGCGGCGCACGTTCGGAAGCGGTCGGCTTGGCGGTTACCGAAACGCTCAACGCCTCTTCGAGCGGCTGCTCCACCGAAAAGCCGGTAATCGAAAAATCCGCGTCGAGACCGTTGCCGTCGCCATCGGTGACGAACAGCGCAAGCGGCGTATTGTTGAAATACGCATCCGAGAACGCGGTGAAGTCTGCGTCCTCGGTATCGTAAAGTATACCGAATTCAAGACTTGCGTCTTTCAACGTGGCGACGGTCGCTCGCCACCCTTTGGTGGCGCGGGTGGTCACATCCGCCTCGCCACTTTCGAGATTCAAGGTCAAATCCTTGACGTTCTTCACTTCGGTCGATCCGGTCGATCCGGCGACTCCGCGCAGAAGTTTCGCATCCAAACCCAATACTACAGCCATTGATTTTTCTCCTGGTTATTTTATTGCCAGCTCCCACATCTTCGGAAGCTTTGAAACTGATTTTTCGAGCGTCGGCCCCATCAGGGGGCGTTTGGGATAACGTTGCTTTTTGTAGCGTCCGCCGAACTCATGCGGATGCATGGATACGCCGATCATCGACTCCGCCGGGCCGATCAAAACGGTTGCGGTACGCTTCTCGACCCCGAACAGCAGCGAATTTTTCAACAATCCGCGCCGGGTGTTCGGCGGAGTTCCAGGCATGGACGAGCGCTCGCTCTGCGAGACGCGGTTTCGCGCCGCCTTGCGAATGTACGCCCCGGCACGGCGCAGGGCGACAAGGTTGCCGCGCTCGACCGCAGCGATCACCCGCCAGCCATCGAACTCGATCCGGCACTTCATCGGATCTGTTTGAACGTAAGCTGGATCACGCTGGTGAACTGTCCGCGTTCACGCAGATGCTCCGGCGAATAGATCGGGTCGTATGCGACCGCCACGCAGGTTGCTCCGGCGAGCTTTCGGTTGAGAAAGCCGAGTCCGAGTCCTTCGACCAGCCGGAGCAGTTCCGGCAGTTCATCCTCGCAGCCGCGCTTCAAAAATCCGACCGACACCTTCAGCAACTCCTCGTGAGCGTGGCGGCTGACCGTCTTGTACTCGGTTCCCGCCGGAACAACCACCACGCGCATTTCTTCGAGTTCCTTCAAGTCGAACTCCGGGAAGAACAACAGTTCGGCGTGGTAGTCAGCCAACTCGGCGGCGACCGCCTCGGCGATTTTCACGACTTCGCTCATGTTCACCTCCGGAAGAGTTCGAGCGCCAGCGCTCCGGCGGCTCCGAGCAATGCCAACAGCGCCGCCCCGACCGCCGAGAGCATCGTTTTCTGAACGTCCGCCGCGACTTTGCAAGGCGGATTATGGTGAGTGTTGTCGCGAAAATGCATCTCCAGCATCCCCTGCAACTTCGCAATGTCCATCCGGGACTGGTTCACAACCTCCCAGATATCCGCATGGGTGGGATTGTCTCCGTTAGCCATCGGCAATTTCTCCTGTTTCTTTGGTGTGGATGCGGCAGGTCGTATGCGCTGTTCCCGACCACCGCCAACACGGTTCGCCGTTGGGGGCGAGAACTTCGTAAAGCCTGCCACTGTATTCGATTTTGTCGCCGCGTTCCGGCGGCGCACCGAGTTCGGAAAGCGCGATCAGAAAGTCGCGGCTCTCCGTCCGGACGGTCACGCCGTATTGATCCTCGACACGGAACAGCGTCCGCCCGAGCGCGGCGCTGACCGCGACTTTCCCGCCGCCTTTCCGGCGATAAAGCACCGGAACGGTGAGGTGCGCGGAGCGGTTGGCTTCCAGCCACGCCGCCGCCTGTTCCAGCATGCCCATCAACCGTTCAGGAGGACGAGTATGGTGGCATCATCCGCCGCTGCATCACCTACCGCTTTGCCGATCAGCGTGTTGCCGGTGGCGGTCGTCACCACCACGCCGTTGGTCGCGTCCCAATAGACCTTCTTGCCGAAGGCGATGGCGGCGGCGGCGGCTCCTTTCGGGAACTCATACACGCCGACCACCGCCACTGCGCCAAGTTTCCCGGCTTCGATGTCGAGCTTCGCCACGCCGACGAGATCATTTTCAATCACCAGATCACCGGCGGCGACCGCTGTTTCTGGGGTAAAATTGATGGATTCGCCCTTTTGCACATATCTTGCAGTCATAAACAGTCTCCATTTTTTGCCGGTCGGAGACCATATAGCCCGACCGGTGGTTGATTTATTCTCTATGCTCAGTTGGCCACGCCGTTGGCCTTCACCATGCCGCGGAAGTCCTGCTCCCTCACTCCGAGGTCGAAGTAGACGCGGAACCACATCCCCAGCGTGTTGAAGTCCGTCTCGCCGCGCTCAATGGTCGGGGTGCGCCGCCCTTTGAGGAATCCCAGCTCGAAGGTGTCGACGCTACGTGGGTCGCCGAACAGGTACCAGCCCGACTGCGACGCGCCGTCATAGGCGGAGTTCGCCAGATAGGGGCTGGAGACCACCTGCAAATGCTCGTCGGCGAGGACGTTCAACGATGGGCGCACGACATTGTCGGCGCCGCCAGCCATGATAAGGGTCGCGCCCTGAGTCAGTTCGACGGCGAGGTGTTTCAGCGCGGTCGGCACGAGCAGGAAGCGCGGCTCGACCGAGATCGGCTGCCCGTCCGCATCCACCTGGTCGAGGTAGAGCTGGACCGCCTTTTTCAGCGAGTCGGCGGAGAGCGTCGAGGTCGCGCCGGTGAGTAGGTTGCGGTGGCTGGCATGGAACAACGCCTTGCCATCGTTCTGCGCGGGATTCCGCAGGAGGCGGCTGAAGAACAGCTGGTCGATCAACCGCGCCGCGCGGTTGCCCATCGCCGCCGGGACTTTCATGAATGCCCCGAGATCGTCGTTGATGATCATCTTGCGGGTCAGGCAGAACTTCTTGCCGTAGGTCTCCAGCTGATTCTTGGCGCTCTCCTCAACCAGCCCGCCATCCTTGATTTCGCCGTCCGGCGCGACCGGCAGGAGGTCGCCCACGTCTGTCAGTCGGAAGCGGTCGTTTTCCTTGAAGTCGTTCAGGTCGCCAGTCGAGCAGAGCTTCGTCGCGATGACCGGCTGCGCCTCATAGCTCTGGAGCAATTTCTTGTTCGCCACGTTCGAGAGGATGCCCGGCAGCGAGACGCTGGAGAACGCGGCGCGGATGGTGTCGTTGTCGAAGCCACGCCCATAGGGGATGCCGTCGAGCTTCATGCATTCGACCATGAGCTGGCGGAGTGGCATGTCCATCTCCGCCATCCCGGCCTCGACCGCCTGCGCCCCATAGGATTTCTCCAACTGCTCGGGGCTGACACCGACGCGGAGGCACATCGCCGCCTCGATGGTCTTACGCATCTCGCCGCCCTCGGGGCGGGATTTCACGCTGATCGCGGCGCTGGCGGCGGGGCGTTCGGCGCGGATGGTTTCCAGCACCTTTCGGGAAACCGCCTCGGGCGTCCACCCGGCGGCGACCGCCTGTTTCTCGATTTCGGGGAACTCGCCATCGCAGATCGACTGGATGGCGGAGACGCGCTCGCGCTCGGCCTTGATCGCGGCTACGGCGGCCTCATGGGCGGTTCCGGCCTCGGCGGCGGCTTGGATCTGCGCCGGGGCGGTTTCGCCCTCCGCAGGCTGGACAACGGTGGCTTTGGCTGCCGCTACTTCGGGCTGTCCGGCTTCGGTCTTATCTTCGTTCTCTTTCGACATGATGGTTGCTTCTCCTTGGTTGAGATTGAAATTGGCGGCGACCTTCATTCTGGTCGATGCGTCCGCGCCGACCGCGACGACGGACACCTCCCGCAATGCTGATTTTTGGACATGGTAGAAAGGCGCGTCGAGAACCTTTCCGTTGACGGCGCGGCTTCCGGCCTTGACCAGCTCGCACTCCTTGACGTCGGCCCCGATGGAGAGCTGCCAGTCGGCGCCCGCCTTGGACTGCGCGACGATCTCGCTGGCTTCGCCTCCGCCGGAGACGATCTCGCCATTGATCTCCAGTGTGCCGTCGCGCACCGTGGCGTTCACCATCCCGACACGCGAGGTGGTCTTGTTCTGATGGTTCGTCAGCAACGGGACGCTTTCGGGGATGTCCATCCCGGCGAGGTCGACGACGACGGGGTGCTTCCAGCCCGTCAGCGGCATCTTGCCGCCGGAATAGGCCAGCCCGGCCACTTTCGGCTTCGTTTCCCCCGAAGCCTCGATCACGATATACTCGTTCATTGGTTCTCCTTTTCAGTTGGTTCCGAGCCGTCGTCCGGGTCGGAGGATTCTCTTGTCTCCGGCATTTCGCCCGGAACCGGGATGCCGAGTTCGCGCATCAGCTTGAACTCCTTCGCCCGCTGCCGGAGCAGCGAGAGATAGTCGCGGCCGTCCTTGGCGCATTCCGCCGCGAGCGTGGTGGTCAGGTTCGCCAGACGCTTCTCCTGCGCCGCCGCCTCCTTCGAGGGGTCGACGTGCGGGAAGCCGTCCCAGAACCACATGTGCCGGTCGTCCAGAGCCTCCGTGACCGGAAAGCCGGGACGCGCCAGCAGATACTCCCGGAACCACATCCGGAATATCTGGTTGAGCGCCTCCGTCTCCCAGAACCCACGGTCGACCAGGATGCTCTTGTGGTAGATCTGGTTGTCCAGCCGACCCGACGCGTAGTTGTGGCCGGAGAAGTCCCCCGCCAGCGTTCCGTAGGTGCATACCACGCTCCGGGCCACTTCCGAGAGGATGATCTTCACGAACTCCGCATGGTTCGCCGTCGGTTGCTTGGCGTCGAGCTGCCCCATCTTCCAGCCAGCCGGGACGGTCAGCATCATGTTCCGCTCCAAAGGAATGGAGTCGAGCGCCGCCACGTCCTCGGATTCGCCGTCCGGCGGCGCGTCGGTGTAGAGGATCGCCGCGAAATCCGCCGCCGCCTCCGCCGCAGAAAGCACCGCGAGGTTGTACCGGCGGAGCTGGGCGAACAGAGGCAGCGCCGCCGCCAGTTCGGGTATGCCGCGATGCAGCCCCGGCCTGTCCTGCCGGTAGACGTGGAGCATGCATTCCGCCGGGACATGCAGCGCCTCGTCGCCGGGCAGATACCGCGCGTCGCCCGGATGGTATTTCAGCACCCGATAGGACACCGGGTTGCCCCATGCGTCGTAGTCCACGCCGTCGACGCTAGACTCGTCCTCGAACCACCGAAGCTCGCCGCTGATTCGGTCGGCCTCGACCGGGGTCAGATCCATCTTGACGCAATGTCGGACTCGCGGGTTGGTGTTCATCACCGCGAAAGCCTCCCCGTCCTGGCACCGGGCGATCCGCATCGTGCGAAGCTTCCGCGCCAGCCTCACCGCATCCGCCCACCGGGCGAACTGCGACTCGACCTCATCGTTGAAGTCCTCGTCCGCCGTCAGCATCTGCAGCCTCGGCCCCGTGCCGATGGTGTCGTTCGCCAGCATCTGCACCAGCCCTTTCGCGTAGGAGTTGTTGGCGACTTCGTAGCGCGACCTCATCCGCAGAATCCGCCGGACTTCCGGGTTCGCCTCACCATCGGCGGAGAAATGGTCCGCCGCCATCCAGTGCCGCGCGTTGTCGGCGGTGGTCTGCGCCGCGTCGAACCGCCCCCGGACTGACGGAGGGTGCTTCACCGGTTCCGCTTTGCTTTGGAACATTGATTTTATGGCTTTGAACATCTCACGCCCCCGAATGGCTCAGTTTGGTGATCTTCAGGCCGCTTGCGCGGGATTTCAGCGCCTTTTTCGACGCGAGATATTCATCTGCCTTGATCTGCTCGGTCAGCGAGTGCTGTTCGACCCGCTGCCCGTCGACTTCCGCCGACTTGGGGCCGGAAGCGTTTTTTATGATCGTCTCCGTCAGGGAGGTCTTCGCTGTGGTTTCATCGCTCATTGGTTTCTTCCCTCATTTTGAATTTCATCCTCGGCCGTCTGGATTCGTCGCCCGATCCACGCCATCACGTTTATACACATGCTGTTGCCGCAGGCTTTGTATCTTGGGGCGTCGGGACATTCCTCCTCCGGCAGCCCCTTCCACGGAATCCGCGTGTGATGATCGGGAAATCCCATCAGGCGTTCGCACTCGACCGGAAGCAGCCGCCGGACGGAGGCGTTCTGCGCCACCCCGTGGACTCCGGTGCAGTTGAGAGTGTAGGAGAGTTCCTCCTGTGCTCCGGTTCCGTTGCCGCCGTTTTCGACTTTGCGTCCGATGATGTTTTCGGCAATCGCCACTGCCGGAGTCACTTGGCTCCGCATGGTCGGGAACACCCCGTCCGAGTAGCATTGCTGGATGCCGCCCGCATCGTTCTTGATGAAACCGAGCACGTCCTCCAGCACCAGCGGGAGGTTGTTGCCGCCCGTCCCGGCTTTCGCCGAAAGCACCGGCGCGACCTTGATCTCCGACACCCGGCTGTCCTGCCCATGATTCTCGAAACAGACCGCCTTGCCGCCTTTATAGTCGGTGGAGATGAGCGTCGGGGAGACGTCGCCGCCACCGGCTTCGATCTGCCGCATGTCGAGGCATATCAGCGATTCCGAACCGCCGCCGTTGGTTCCGCCGGAAGCTCGCAGGGCGGCGGCGTTCCCGGATTCGCTGAAGACGCCATGCCCGTTCTCCACCACGCATTGCAGCCGCGCCTTGTCCGGCATCAGCTGGTTGTGGCTGGTGCAGGTCAGGGTGTCGGCGAGGTCGGAGCCGTTCCACCACTTTGCCGGATCAGCGCCAGCTTCAGCACCGGCGGCAGTGTCCGCCCTCTTCGTTCGGCGCGGCGGAGTATCCCCTCCGAGCATTTCGCCGTCAAATAATACTTGGGCGGGACGCTCCCAGCTTCCAAGATGTCCGACAACGAAGAGACGTCGCCGTCGCTGCGGGATCGCCCTCGGAAATTCGGGAACTCGGGTATATTGAGCGTCAAGCACTCGCCACGCCACTCCGAAACATCCGGGCGCGGGGGTGACGATCCCGGACTTCCGCCATCCGCCGTTGGGGACGGGGACTTCCCATCCTGCGAGCAGCGATAGGAATCCGGCAAAATCGCTTCCGGATTCGCCTGAACTAAGCAGGCCCGGCACGTTTTCAAAGACAAGCCACCGGGCATTTGAGCGGTAAGCCAGCTTGACAAACTCAAGCGAGAGGTTGCCCCTGGGGTCGGAGAGTCCCTTCCGCAGCCCGGCCACAGAGTAGCTTTGGCACGGGCAGCCGCCGACGAGCAGGTCGATGTTTCCGTCATAATCCTCATTCCTTATTTTGGTGAAGTCGCCGAGATTCGGGATCGTCCCGCCCTCCGGCATTCCGGCGATCAGTTTTTGCCAGCTTTCGCGGAGCTTGCGGTCTTTGCCGTTCGCCGCCTCCGCCGGGTCGAGCGGGCGCAGAGGCCGCGTCGCCCCGAACCGGTGCGCCAGCACCGCCGCCGGGAATGGTTCGACCTCGGCGAAAAATTTCGCCTCCCAGCCGAGCCGCCCCCAGGCCAGCGAGGCGGCTTCCACCCCACTGCATACGCTTCCATAATTCATTTGACATCTCCGATGGTTTCGACAGTTTTTTGTCACATCGGGTATATCTCCAAAAAAAATAAAATCCCGTTGATTTTTTTGGTGTTTTTTCAAAAAAAAAGAAAAAAAGTTCCGCCAGACTATTTCAGCCGGGCGGAACGAGAGGAATGATACCTTTTCAGATGCCGAGAAACAGCCGCTCCTGCTCCCTCCATGATTCAGGAATGGCGTTCCGCAGCGCGGCGACAGTCAACGACTTCGGGATATCGCCCATGAGTATCCTGTGGATTATGGCCGGTGACAGCGTCGCCAAACGGATCGTTCTTGCTATCACCCCTTGGTCGATGCCCAGCTCCTTTGCCATCTCCACGGTGTTGGCGAACCGCCCCTCGTCGATGCACTTCTGCCAGCGGAAGGCACGGGCGACGTGGAGCACCAGCGGCTCGCATCCGTCCATCGGGCTGCCGGGGGCGATGATCCGCCGTCTGCCGGATATCCCGCGCAGGACATAGTCCACCGTCACTTCAAGATTCCCGTTCTCCAATATCCTACTCTGCATTGTATGCCTCCATTATCGATTGGATTCCGGCCGTGCGGACTTCCAATTTGATGTCTTTTTCGTTTATGCTCACACGCTCAAGCAGCATCTGCATGAGCCGTTGCCGCTCTCCCGGAGTGACTTCATCCCAGAATCTCTCCGAGAACATCTCGATGATGTCGCGCGGCTTCTCTCCAGTCTGTTTCGCCACTTCGAGGACGATCTCCGGGGCGGCGAGGATCGTCTTTATCTGCTCGTGGACGATCTTCTCGATCTCCCCCGCCGAGACTGATTTCACGGGGCATATCGATTCCGGACGCTTCCGATCCTTGGCGCATTGGTAATAATGGTGGATGCGCCCATGGCGCTTCGACCGGATCGGCGTCATCGAGCCATTGCAATGCCCGCATTTCAGGATGTCGCGGAGCGGGGCGGCGAACTCCAGACGACTGGTGTTGTCCCGGTCTCCGCGCATAGGTGCGTTGGCCGCCAGGAACTTGCGACTCATCTCCCATGTATCTCGGTCGATGATCGCCTCCTGTTCGCCTTGGAATATCTCACCCTTGTAGAGGATTTCCCCGATGTAGTGATGGTTGTTGAGCACGCCGTAGATCTTCTGCTTCGTCCATGGCTTCCCCTGCTTCGTCCAGCGCTCCTCCTTGTTCAGCTCGTAGGCGATGTTCTTCGGCGACTGGATTTCGAGAAAACGCCGGAAAATCATCCTCACCAGCTCCGCCTCCGCCGGTTCGACCGCCAGCTTCTTGTCTACAACCTTGTAGCCCAGCGCAACGCTGCCGCCGACCCACTTGCCTTTCTTCCGGCTGGCTGACATCTTGTCGCGAATGCGCTCTGCGATGACCTCGCGTTCGTATTGCGCGAAGGTGATGAGGATGTTCAGCATCATCCGCCCGGCACTGGTCGCCGTGTTGATCTCCTGTGTGACCGCCACGAAATCGACGTTCCATTGGTCGAACTTCCTGCTCAATTCAGCAAAATCGCAAATTGAACGCGAGAGCCGGTCGAGCTTATAGACGATGATGATGTCGATCAATCCGGCCTCCACATCGGCGAGCAGCTTCTTCAGGCCGGGCCGGTTGACGTTGCCGCCCGACCAGCCGCCATCGTCATAGCGTTCCGGCAGGCACACCCACCCGTTCGACTTCTGGCTGGCGATGTAGTTCTCCCCCGCTTCCCGCTGGGCGTCGAGCGAGTTGAACTCCTGCTCCAAGCCGTCCTCGACGCTTTTACGCGTATAAATCGCGCAACGTTTCGGTTTGATTTCCTCCATGTCACTTCACCCCGAAGAATAGTTTGCCGTTCCAGCGCGTCCCTGTGATTTCACGGGCGATGGCCGAAAGCGAGCGGTATGTCTTATCCTGGAACTCGAATGTGCCGTCGCCAAGGGCGGTTACCTCGTATTCCGCCCCTTTCCAGACGCGCCGGAACCTCGTCCCCTCGCGCCGCGTCACTTTCGTCGCCCCGGCGATCTGGAGGTTCGCCAGCGGGTCTTTCGCCGCCACCGCCTCCAGCGTCTCCATGTCCCTGTCGGAAATCCCTCCGTAATAAATCTCCTGCAGCCGGTAGGCGATCCGCTTGCGCAGATTCCGCGCGCTCGTCTTGCCGGGCTTGAACCCGTAAAGCTCCTCGAACTTCTCCGCCAGCTCCGTCATCCCTTTTCGGTTGACGGCGTCGAGCTGGCGGGCGAGTATTTCCTCGTTCCTTTCCATTTTCACTTCTCTCCTGTCTCGTTATTTATAAATGGTTTGCAATTCCCAACCGGAATCCTTCTCCGGCACGCCGTCATATAAGCGTGCCTTTCGTTTCTTATCCAGTCGGCATTGCCTTTATTCTGCGGATAACCGCTGAAATAAGCAGTATCGCCTGCAATATGTGGTCGGGAATCGTGTCTTTAGCCATTTCTGTTCCTCCGTAGTTCTGATAATATGATCTGTCCTTTCGCAGGCTTCGCCACGCCGCCGCTCCGCGCCTTATGCACGTCCGAGAGCCGTATCCCCGGGCGGTTTCGCCTTTTCGCCGCCGCCGCGGACAACTCCGGCAGCGTCGCACCGAGCATGGAGGCGCAGACGGCGCACCCCGCGAGGCAGTCGAGCCAGTGGTTGTCGGGGCGGTCGGGTTTCTGCTTCCACTCGTCAACCGACCTGCCGCGCCCTTCCGTCCTGATGCGGTACTCGGCAGTCAGATGTTCCGCGAGCTGCTGATGGACGCCGGGGATACGGCCGTAGAGCGACAGCGCCCCCTTGTCGCCGAGCGGCACCGCGAGCCGGGCGTGGACGAACGATTTCCAGTAGTTCGTGTCATAGACGACATGCCGGATCGCCCGCTTCCCGGTGACGGAAGGCATCATCCAGTTGAACCCGATGCGGTCACCGACCTGCTTGCGGTACTCGGTCATCGGTTTCGAACTCGCGCCGACATACCGTCCGTGCGACGGCAGGATCACGCCCGAAAACGCGCTCTGGCGGCAGAACTGGTAGACGATGTCCGTGCTCTGCCCCCAATTCGCGTCGACCAGCACCCGCTCGATCTTCAGCATCGCGCCGTCCTCCCGCTCCCATTCGCGACCAAGCCGGTCTTCGGTCAGCTCGTTCAAGGCGGCGTACAGTCCGCCCTCCAGCCCCGCGTTCGGAAACATCGACTGGATGGAGGGGTTCGCATCGGCAAGCGAAAACTGCCGCCGGTGCTGATCCGGCCATGCGCTGTAATCGATGACCGCGCCCGTGAAATCTTCACTCCACGCCACCACCACATAAAACAACAGCGCTTTCTGCACGTCGACGAACATCGTCAGCCGGTCGCAACCGAGCGGGACGCGCCCCTTCGCCAGCCCGCCGATCTTGGCGCAGATATCGTCCACGGAAAGCAGGGATTCGCCGCATTCATCCTCCGGCAACGGGTCGTTCTGATACTCGCTTTGAAATGCCGCCTCGTCCTGGAATTTCAGATTCATCGCATGCTGGAGCGCAGAGATTTCATCATGGTTGAACCGCGCGCCCCACGCCACCTTTGCGCCCCGTTCCATCTCCTCGCGATTGGCTGAATAGAACTCGGTCGCTGCGGCAAAATTGCCATCCGTTCGCAGCGATTCCGCGCGAATTTCGGCATACTTCTCCCATAGTTTCATGTTGGTCGGGAACTTGTAGATCATCTTCGTCTTTTCGCCGTTCCAGTCGGGGTGGCTCTGCCGGTCAAGTATGATGTCGGCCATGTCGCCGGGGCGAATGATCGTACACGGCATGATACCGGAAATCTTCTGCCCCGGCCCGGCGAGACCGAGGATGTCTCCGGCAAGGACGCGCACCCGCTTCCGGGTCTGCTCCAAGCTTCCCGCCGATTCCGAGGTCTGCGGGTCGTCGATGATGACCAGCGAGGGGCGGACGCTCCGCCCGTCCGAACGCTTGTATTTCATTCCGCGCACTCGACCGGTGATCCCGGCGACGCGCACGACCACCCCGGATGCCTTGCTCCCCGCCACGGTCGGCAGCACGATCTCGTTGCTCGTCCAAGTGATGCGGGTGCGCTCACCCTTGAACAATTGCCCCGCGCACCGGTTGGCGATCCCCTCCAGCTGCGCGATGGGGAAGCTCACCTCCGGAAAGTCCTCCGCCAACCGCTCGTTCACTTCAAGCTCGGTCTTGATGCTATCGAGCATTTCGAGAGCCGCCGCCTCGGTCGCGCCGATCAGCGTCACGAACTCCCGATGTCCATAAAGCATCGCCCACAGGCAGGCGGTTTCAGCGAGCGAACTCTTGCCCGAACCGCGCGGCATCGCCAAAGCGAACAGACCGCCCGACAACACCGCCGTCTCGATCTTGCCGATGGCTTTCAAGTGATCCGGCGACCAGTCGAGCGAGTAGGTTTCCGGGAAATAGGTCTCGCAAAAGAGGCGGAAGTTCCGCTCGCACTCCGCCTTGCGGCAGAGATCCACGACATCCGGCAGCGGCCCGATGTCGCGTCCGGCGAGCGACTGCTCCGCTTGCCTGGAACGTTCCGCATCGCGCCGCTCGTCATAGCTTCTGCCGCCAGGATCAGGCGCGGCATGTTTCCGATCATAGAGATACGCGATGTATTTCAGCAGATTGATGTTGCGAGCATTGTCGGCGGCGGCGATACGAAACCCCACCCGATTGAAGTCGCGGTAGATGCGCGACTGCTCCAGAACGAAACCGAGCGGGGTCGAATTCAGCAGCCGTGCCACTTCGATGGGGCGCATGCTATTCGGATTGATCATCGGAAGCCTCCTTCGCCAGCCATGCTGCATAGTTTATGAGATTGAAAGTGCCGTCTGGATTCACCGGCGCGCCAGCCTCGATGTCGGCGGCAAGCGGCTCCTCGGAGACCGACCGGCATCCGACCTGCTTCAGCAACCTAACCAGCATATCCGAGGTTAATGCGGTGAGTTTCAGGGGATTATCCATATATTTCGCCTTTATGTTGAGATGTGGAGTGGATATGCCCCCGACTCCACGCTTATGTATGCCCAACCCAAACAAGGAGGTCAGAATGAGCAACCAGGTAAAAGTCGGAACCATCGCCACGGTCAAAGTCGGACGCAACGAAGTCACGGTCGAAATCATCGCCGTCACGGAACACGGCTGGATGGTGAAAAGCCAGTCCAGCGGAAAGGAGTTCGAAGCGAAGAAGCTCGAACGGATCGTCAGCGAACCGGTGGAGCCGATGCCGGAACCGGTAGCCTCCAAAGGAAAGCCGGAGAAGAACCTTTCGCTCCTGAACGCCGCCGCCAGAATCCTCGAAACCGAGTCGCCGCTCAACGTCAAGGAGCTGGTCGCCAAAGCGGCGGAACTCGGCCTCTGGATTCCGACCGCCGCCAAGACTCCGGAGCAGAGCCTTTACTCGGCAATCTTCCGCGAGATCGGCGGCAAAGAAACCCCGCGCTTCCGCAAAAGCGAATCGCGCAAGGGCTGCTTCGAATTGGTGAAGTGA